TTTTCATTTTTAAGGATTCACTACCATGTCCCTAACCTCTACAACTGAGCTTGAAGCAGTTAACACCATGCTCAATAACATTGGTGAAGCACCAGTGAACACCTTGGTAAACATGACCTCAGTAGATGCGCTTACCGCATTGTCTATCCTACGTTCTGTTAACCGTGGAGTCCAAGCTGAAGGCTGGTTCTTCAATTCTGAGTACGACTATCCATTAGTACCTGACCAGAATAACAATCTACCACTATCCATTAACGTACTGGCTGTTGACTCATCAAACGTGTCTTCTTCCCATGACATAGTACAACGTGGTTCACGGGCGTATGACCGTAAAAACCATACATACACATTCACAGAAACAGTGAAATGTAACCTAATTCTACTACTGTCCTTTGAGGAAATTCCAGAGGCAGCGCGTAACTATATCGCACTCCGAGCAACCCGAATTTTACAAGACCGTATCTTAGGCTCTGACTCTCTACATGGTATGAACCGTGAAGATGAGTACCTAGCGTTAACAGTGCTACGTCTTATGGAATCTGAGAATGCTGACTATAACATCCTGACAGGTAACTCTGACGTTTCCCGAATCTTAATGAGGTAAGACATGGCACTTGTAAGTAGCTCAATACCTAACCTCGCTAACGGGGTATCACAACAATCCCCTAGTGTTCGCCTGGACTCTCAAGCAGAGGAACAGGTAAATGCATATAGTTCAATTATCAGTGGGTTACGTAAGCGACCACCTACCCAGCATTTAGCTACTTTGGTGTCCAATGCCTCAGCCTCTGATAACTATTTTATTCACACCATTAACCGAGATGTATCTGAGCGTTATATTGTCATAGCTGACAATTCATCACTAAGAGTGTTTGGATTTGATGGGACTGAGTACACAGTTGCAGTACCACAAGGTTACTCTTACTTGTCTACTGGAAATCCATTGACTGACTTTAAGGCAGTAACAATTGCTGATTATACATTTATTTTAAATAAATCTATTTCTACTGCTGTCACAGCAAGCTCAAGTACACCAGCGCACCCTGAAGCTATAGTCCATTGTAAGCAAGGTAACTATGCGACTGACTACAAGGTGTTTATTGATGACGTTCAAAAAGCAACCTATACCACCAGTGTTGATGCAGTGGCTGACCTAAAGACCAGCAATATCGCAAGTCAACTGTCTTCTCAATTAACGACTAACTTGGGGTCTGGTTATACCATTACTCTTAGTGGCTCTGCTATTCGCATACAACGTACAGACGGTAGTGACTTCACCCTACGTACTGAAGATTCCTATGGTAACAAAGCATTAATTGGAGCCAAGGGTTCTATACAGAGATTCTCTGACTTACCTAGACGTGCCTTTAATGGCGTAAAGATAAAGGTAGTTGGCGAAGAGAATTCTCAAGCTGATGACTACTATGTTGAATATGAATCTGGAGATAGTTCTGAAGGTCTATGGAAAGAAACTATAGCTGAAGGACATGACTCAACTTTGTCTAATGCTACAATGCCTTGGAAGTTAACGCGACAAGCTAACGGTACATTTATCTTTGAGCCTAACTCATGGACTAGCCGTTCTGTAGGTGATGATATTTCATCTCCAGACCCTTCCTTTGTCGGTAAGAAACTTAACGATATATTCTTTCATCGTAACCGCTTAGGGGTAATTGCTGATGAGAATGTTATCTTCAGTCGTTCAGGTAGTTACTTTGACTTCTACCCTGAGACTGTAACCACTGTCTTAGCCACTGACCCTATTGATGTAGCAGTTAGCCACTCCAAAGTGTCAATACTTAGACATGCAATTCCGTATAATGAGACTCTACTATTGTTCTCTGACCAAACTCAATTCATGTTGAGTGCTAGTGACTCTCTGACCCCTGATACTGTATCTATTAACCAGACAACAGAATATGAATCTAGCTTACGGGCTGAACCTGTAGGTGCTGGTGAGTATGTGTACTTTGCCACTAATCGAGAAGGTTTCACTGGTGTTCGAGAATTCTTCGTACAAGCAGATACAGCAAGTAACAGTGCCATTGATACAACGCTTAACGTCCCTCGTTATATAAAAGGTAATGCTACTTCTTTGGTATCTAATACTAACGAAGACATGCTCTTTGTGTTAACTGATGGTGTACATGCTATACCTTCTTGTTACGTTTATAAGTATCTTAGACGTGATGGTCAGGCCTTGCAGATGTCTTGGTCTAGATGGGAATTTCCATACGCTACCCGTATCTTAAATCTATCAGTCATTGAGTCCACAGCCTATTGGCTTATTCAACGTGGGACAGTAATTTTATTGGAGAAGATGCAGCTACAGGAAGCTCCTCAAATTACAGGTGGAGGTGAGATGGTTTACCTAGATGGACTAGCCTCTGGCTCTTCTCCAGCAGCTAACCAAACTACAATTACTTTTGATTCTGCATCCTTTGTAGGTTACCCCTACAACATGTCCTATACCTTCTCAACGCAGTACAAGAGAAGTTCAGGGGCAGGCGGTAGTCAAGTTACGGATACTTCTGGACGCTTACAGCTACGTCAATTCAAACTTCTGTATCAGAACACAGGTAAGTTCAAGGTCACTACAGAAATACAAGGTCAGGTATATACCTATAACTTTTCTGAACCAAAATTAGGTATTCTGACCCTAGGCCATTTAACCCTTACCTCTGGAACCTTTGAGTTTCCTCTTGTATCTAAGAATGACCGAGTAAAAATCACAGTTAGCAACGACACACCTTACCCGTGTGCCTTCCAATCTGCTGAATGGACAGGTTACTACACTACGAAATCACGGAGAATTTAATGGTAGCTACAGTACGTTTAGCAACCATTGATGATTGCAATAAGCTAGGTCCTCGCTTGAGGGCCGCTGATAAACTTGAGCTTAAAGCTTCGTGTGGTTATGGGCCTATAACGGCCTTGACCTTATCAATCCATGCTTCAGATGAGGCATGGGTAGCCGTTGATGAAGAGGGTGTTGCTATCCTAATGTTCGGTGTAGTAAACGCAGGCCAGGATTTTGTAGGAGTGCCTTGGATGTTAGGTAGTGACGGTATCTATCAACACATTAGGCAACTCCAATCCCAGTGCCGGCAGTGGTTAGATGTAATCCATGAAGATTACTCACTGCTATATAACTATGTCCATGCAGAGAATCCTAAAGCTATCCGCTGGCTTCAATGGATGGGCTTCACAATTGTTCAACTCATTCCTGAATTTGGAGTGGGTAAACAACCATTCTATGAATTCGTAAAGGTGAAACAAAATGTGTGACCCCATGACTATGGCGGTTGTCAGTGCTGGAGCAGGCTACGTTGGGAAAGAGCAACAAGCCAATGCACAAAACAAAGCAGTACGTGATAACTACATGCAGCAAATCACGCAGAAGTCCTTAGCAACTATGCAAGAACATACTGCATCTTCCGACAAACTATTTCAAGACACTATCAAAGCACGTGAGGCGCAAGCTGGCTACGAGGCTTCAGTGGAAGGAATGGGTGGTTCTATTGTTGGTCGCATTATACGCGACAAGAAAGCAGTGGAAGCACGTAACAAGAACAACATCGACACCAACTTTGAATACAAACTTCAGCAAACTCAATATGAACTTGAGGGCTTGCGAGTCCAAGCTGATGGTCGTAGCAAGTCTGGTCCTAGTTTA